TTCTGCACGTCCGCGCCGGCCGTGAGAAACAACCCGCGCTCGGGCACCGTGCCGATCCGGTAATCCTCCCGCCGCTCGTAGATGGGCTGCCAGTCCGGAGCCTCTCCGCGCTCCTGCCAGGATTCGCCCAGCACCAGGTTGATGAAGGACTTCAGCCGTTCGACGTCCTTCTGGGCTTTCTCCCAGTCCTCGGCCGCGCGCTCCCAGGCGTACCAGCCCACCGGACTGTAGAGGCTCGACAGATGATATCCGCGGGTCCGGCCATCGCCAGTGGCCGCAGCACGCCACTCACCGCGCGGCAGCATCCACGCCTTCTGGTGATTGAAGATTGGCTGCTCGCAGGCGATGCAATGGTAGGCGGCCTTCTGCGGCTCGCCCTTCGGCCACCGCAGCCGCTCAAACTCCAGTACCTGAAACTCGCCACAGTGCGGGCATGGGAGCCAGTACCGCCGCTGGTCGCTTTCGGCAAACGCAGCCTCGATCCGGCTCGATCCCGTAATCAGCGGCGTTGAGACCAGAAATATCTTTCGCCGTGCGAAGGTGTTCGTCCGCGCGTGTGCCAGGTTAATCGGATCGCCCTCACCGTCCACATCGTTCGGATAGGCGTCGATCTCATCCAGAAACAGGTACCGCGCCGACATCGACCGCAGCCCCACGGCGGAGTTGGCGCCGGTCATCACCAGCACGCCGCCTGGAAACTCCTTCGACAGGACCGTGTTGCCCGAGTCCCGCGATCGCGGGCTGCGAACAAGTTCCCGCAGCGCTTCGCTTTCCTGAATCAGCGGATCGATGCGCTGCTTCGAGTTCCGCTTGGCCATCTCGACGGTCGGCTGCACGACCATCATCGGCCCCGGCGACTTGTGGATCACATAGCCGACCCAGTTGTTAGCAGCTTCAGTAAACCCAAGCTGGGCGCCCTTCATCACCACCACGCGCTCAACGGGCGCCAGCGGCGACAGGGAATCCATGATCTCGCGCAGGTAGGGCGTCCGCTCCGTGCGGTACGGACCCGGCTCACTGGCCGACTTGCCCGACAGCCGCCGGTACCGGTCGGCCCATTCCGACACGGTCAGCAGCGGGTCTGGTCGCAGACCGGCGCGGAAGGCCTGGTCGTAGACCTCAGTGGCTGTCAGCGCCGGCAAGCTCATCGAGGGCTCTTCGGATCTCCATGGTCAAAATCTCGTGGACGGTGCTGGCATCCGTTTCGGCAGCGAGCAGAGCCGCCAGCCGGTCTGGCAAGTTCAGCAGACTGTCGCGCACGGTCCGCGCCTTGGTGAACGCCGCGACCTGCACCTCGTCGCGGCTCACCAGCTTCGCCGTGCGTTCCTCGAACTCGATCTTGGCCAGCCGAGCGAGATAACTCTCCCGGATGGCCCGCGCCTTGAAGTAATCGAGACCGCCGGCCGGATCGGCACGCGCGGGTTCTGGCGCGGGTATAACAGTGCGGACTGCGGCAGCCCGCTTCTGGCCGGGCCGCGTCCTCGTCTCCCACGTCGCGTCGGCCTGAACACTGTCAATCTGGCCGTCCGCCGTCGTCGTAATCCGGCCCGACTTGATCGCCTTCTGCACCGCCGACAGGCTCACGCCGCGATGTTTGGCGTAGCTCCGCAGGCTCAGCAGCGGCATCTCGAGGTTCTCAATCTTTCCCGGTCGATTTCGCTTGATTCACTGCCGTGCTTGAGTGATGAATGGTGTCGCGATGAAGAACACCACCAAACGCACCAAAACGCCCGCGAACGCCACGCCTGGCTTCGCCATCCGGATTGAGGAAACGACCGAACTCAGCGACGCCTTCCTGGTCGCCGAGTTTGACGGTGGCCGCTACGAGCCGCTAGGGAGCGTGATCAGCATCAGCGAAGCCAAGGAGATCGCCGAGCACAACATGCGGTGCCGGATGCGCGAACTCGAAGCTGGCGGCGAACCCGCCTGCCCGGACGCCTTCGTGGTCTGGGCCCGCGGAATCGACGGCGACTACCAGGTGGCCGACCGCTTCAATCCCTGATCACACGCCACCCCATGCCGCACGCCCCGGCCCTCGCGCCGGGGCTCTTCTTTCGCCTTTCCGTCCCTTCTCGCTTGATTCTTCGCTCGTTCGAAGTGATGAATCGAACACCATGCTGATCCAAACAAAGACCGCCACCGATAAGATGCTCGCCGCCGGATTCAAGCGGCGCGAGTTCAGTGTTCGCGCCGAGCGCCGGGTCCGGCGTGACCACGGATTCCGGTATGTCGAGTGGGGCGACGCGCACATCAGCGTCTTCGTCAGGCCCGAACGTGTCCTGGCCCTGGCCGACCGAATCTTGGCCCAAGGGCTCGGCCTCCAGATCTGGACCCAGAACGGCGACGCGACGATGGTACTCATCGACAACTCCTACGGGATGCGCGGGCGGAAGGTCATCCATCGCATGGAGGACCTGCTGAAGTGGGAGGCCGAGGCCTCGAGCGAGATCGCGTAGGTTGCCGACATAGAACAACGGTCCCGGCCACCGCGCCGGGGCTTCTCTTTCTTCAAATCGATCTGCAGATTCTACTTGCTTCTTCGCGCCACCGAAGTGATTCATGGGTTCGCGATGAGGAACACCGAAACGCAACCCACCAAAACGAAGGCCGGAGTGACCCGCGATCAACTGATCGCCTGGGCCACCCGCAACGGCTGGAAACTCGACCGCTGGGGTCACCTCAAGAAGGACTTCCCCAACGGCGCCCACCGCCTGAAACTGAGCCGCATTGCCGCCCGGCACGAGATCCAAACACCCTTCGGGTGGGCTCGTACCGCCAGCGGTTACTACAAGCAACTCACCATCACCGCCGACGACAAGCTCGCCGGCCTCAACCGATAGAAAGGACCAACGCTCATGACCATCTTTGCCATCGATGCCGAAAGCACCATCACCGCCTACCTCGCGGGCGAGTCGATCCCCGAGGACCACGCCACCTTCTCCTCCGAGCAGGATCTCGCCAAACTCGGCGGTGCCTGGCCCATCGGCCGCTTCGTTGAGATCTGGAACAACTTCGCCGAGGTGCCGCCCTTCGGCGACCTGAAGCCGGTCAAGAAGTTCACCGACCGCAAAACCGCCGTCGCCCGCATCTGGCGCGCCATCCAGGCCCTGACGCCCACCCCCGCGCCCACGGCGGCCCCTGCCGCGCCCACGCCGAAGCGGAAGGCCACCAAGGCCACATCCAACGGCGAGCCGCGCGAGGCGCGCCCCGGCAGCAAGAAGGCCATCGTCCTCGACCTGCTCCGCCGCCCCGAAGGCGCCACCCTCGAGGACATCATGTCCGCCACCGGCTGGCAATCGCACAGCGTCCGCGGCTTCCTCTCGGGCAGCCTCGGCAAGAAGATGGGCCTCGCCATCGAGTCCCTCAAGACCGACGACGGCGCCCGCGCCTACCGCCTCCCGGAGGCCCAGGCATGAAGGGCTGGAAGCGCATCACCGTTGACGCCGAAGTTGCCAACGCACTGCGCGGCCTCGCCATCGGAGAAATGGAGGGCGTCACCGCCCTCCCCGATGGCCAGGTCGCCTTCCTCATCGATCCCGACGTCGCCGCCGAACTCGACCGCCAGCGCCAGCCCGGCGAGGACGACAGCCGCCTGCTGCGCCGGGTCCTGAAGGATCAAACCGGCATCATCATCCCGGAAAGGAGACCGAACTGAAATGCCCCGACCCGTTCAACACGCCAAGGCCTACACCCAACCGGGTGTGGCCTTCCGCCTCCATCCCGCGCGCCAGGACCGTTTCGCCGGCGCGATCGGCACCGTCCTCAACAAGCTCAACCGCATCCAGTCCGAGAAGTTCATGCACCTGATGCGCGAATCCCGGCCCGAGGAGGCGGTTGATTTCGCCTACGCCGCCCTATCGGACGCCTACCCCGGTTTCTACTTCGGCTGCATCGGCCCCGACGAGCAGGGCTGGATCGAGTACGGCTGGCTCCCGGATGGAGTCGCGCAGTACGGTGGTGAATCCGGTGAGACACCCGTGGTCGAGGGCGGGACCCAGGAGTTCTACGCCTTCGAAGATCTGGGCCGCAAACTCGAACGGATGGGGTAGGCCACAGCAGCCCCCTCCCCGCCGCCGGTTACCTTCCGGCGGCTTTCTC